CCCTTACTTCGGCCGCTTATCAGGCGTTGGTCTCAGCGCTCCAGGTGTAGGCGCCGTAGCCGGTGAGGGTGAAGCTCACAGATGCCACGTTGCCAGCGGCAATCGACTCGGAGAAGTCGGTCACCCAAGCCACACCCGAGTGGTACTCAGGGTTGCCAGCAGCGCTTTGCTCGGGGGATTCGCGATACCACTGAACCGTGACGCCGGTGGCAGCGTTTAGGGCGGCGTTCTTCAGTACCTGATAACCGGCGTCATTCAGGTTCAGGTTCATCTGCATCGGGATGCTGTAGCTCTGGCGCTGCACCACCGTTGCGGTAAAGCCCAAGTCACTGCCGTAGTCCAGAACGTCTTGGGTTTCGGTGGAACCCTGGATGCCGGCTTCAGTCAACGACAGCACCTCGGTCAGGCCAGTGCTGTTGGTGGGGTGGGTGCTAGCGGTAGTACCAGCTTTAACCCAGAATCGGTAATTGAGCGAGTTAAAAAACGCACCCGTAGCCATTGACCTGTTAAGCGTTGGTTGCTCCTAGATTTCCTCGGCTTCTAGGACTTCGTACGGCGTAGGGCGCGGGCAAACATGTAGGTCGAAGCCGCGGATGTCGTGATCCGTGGGGCTGGTGGCTACTAAGGCAAGCTTGAGCGCCTCCTCGGTGATGTTGAGCTGCTCCAAAACTTCAGCTCTGCTAAGCCCCTTGTCCAGCAGTCTCCTGGCTAGCTGGCCATTTCGACGTACAGCGCCGGGGGCCTTTACCAGCCAGTTGTGGTCCCGGATGAAGTGCAGCACATCGCCTTCTGCGAACACCGTGAGCAGCGTGGAAAAGGTGCCTTTTGCGGGTTGCCACGCACGGCACGTCTTGATAAACGCCTGATCAATGCAGCTAAATACGTCCTCCGCACTAACAAACGGGTATTTGCGGCATAGTTTGCGCCCCATCAGGCGCAGTAACCCTTGGTGTTCGCGGTACATCACCGCGATTCGTCGTTGCTCCTCTCTTGATAACGGCGTTGCCAAGTAGCCGGTCCGTGGGCGATGCCGGACCGGTTGAGCCGTCAATGGCGGGTGGGCAACCTGAGCCATAGGCGCAGTGTAGACCTATCTCACCTAGATACGTTTTCTTTAGCTTGCTACCTAGCTGCGTTGAACCGCTACCGCGCCACCTAAGCCGCCTCGGGTTGTGCTGGTGGTTAAGCAGCCCAAGATCGTGGCCAAATGGGGCAGCACCGTTAGGGGTGTGACGGCTTCGGTCGTCGAGTTACCAACGTCAGTGCGCCACTCGATCTCCATGACGTCCAACTTGAGCCGGCGTAGGTCGCGGTTAGGTACTCCGGCCACCAACGCTTTAGAGCTTGAACTGCTGCGGAGCAAAGTCGGATCGCTCAACACAGCGTTCGCCAAGTCAAAGGTCGCTAGTTCGACCTCACGGGGTATCTGGCTGTTCGTGTAGCTCTTGTCCCCGCACTTCGCGCTGGACCTCGGCCACGCCAAAGCTTGGGTAGTCGTAGCTCTGGTGCCGATCCAGCCCAACGTCTCCAAACCGTTGGTGGCTGTGATCAAGGCACGCACCTTGTTATCGCTCGTGGCACTTGTCCATGCCAGCGTTCCCACCATCCCGTCAGCAATGCTGTCCGCTCCGGCAACGCTCAGATAGCTGTTGGCGTTACTGGCCCCAACAGTCGCAATGAGGGTGGGCACTGGCTTTTGCGCGATTGCCTAGGTTTCCGGGGCAACTTTGGGTGTAACCGCACCTAAAAAGTGAGCGAAAACGCCCAAGAACAGCAGAGCACAGCCACTGAAGCCTGCGCTGTGGACAAACCGGCGCGTAAAAAGGCTGCTAAAGCTGCTCCCACCTCGGCTCCGCGTAAGTGGGAAGACGTTGTGCCCCAGATTCGGGAGATGAAGGAGGCAGGCGCAACCGTCCCTGAAATCGCAGAGAAACTTGAGCTGAGCTACGTGCTCGTTAATCAGGTGATGGTGCAAAGCTACAAAATGACCATTGACACCATCGGCGTGTTTGAGCGCCAAGAAAAGATGCGGCTTGGTATCGAAGACTGAGCAAAAGAAAAGCCCCCTGCTTGAGGGGGCTTTTTAGTGACCCTACAGATCAGGCGTAAACGCCGGCGTCATAGGGTGTGTTTACCAGCAAACGCACCAGAGGCACGTTCTTGGCGCTGTTGTAGGCCAGGCTCCAAGAACCAGTGGCAGCCAGGTTGCCACTGGTGGAGGCGTTAGTGGGGTTGTCGCCGTTGGCGTTCCACTTGGTTCCCAGAACGTGGAAACCATAGTGGTAGTCGCAGATCAGCAGATCTTGGAAGGAGGACTTGTTGCGATCCACCTCTACGCGCAGATCCTGCTGCATACCCTCACCAATCACATTGCTCCCGAACAGGTACACCGGATACTTGTTCAGGTGGGTGGCGGTGCCACCTGCGACGACGCCGATCTGATCGTCGATCACCACATTCAGGTCGGCGAAACGACCCACTTGGCCAGCACCAAGGCCAGCGCCGACACCACCACCGGCATAAACAGAACCACCAGAGGATTGAACCTGCAGGTAGCCGGTCTCCTCCAGATAGGCAGCCACGTTGCTGTGCATGGCAATGCCAGACAGCTCATAACCACGCTCACCAAGGGCCTGCTTGGCTGCAACCACATTGGCAGCAGTCAAGTAGTTGGCGGAGGTGGCAGAAGTGGTGCCGGTCTTGTTCACGGTATTGGCACCGAGAACGCCAGAGCCGGAGATGTTGCCAAACAGACCGTTCAGCTGAGCAACCAAAGTTGCGGTCTTCAGCTTGTTAATTGCAGCAGCAAGTTGATCGCGAACGTGGCTGAGGGGATCAGCTCCAGAGCCGAGCTTGCTGATGTCGTCTGTTGCGTACTGGAAGCCGCGGTGCAGAATCGTCATGATCTGCTCGTCGGCAGTGACGTTCTGGCTGGTGAGGTAACCAGCGCCAGAGGTGCCCCAGCTGTTGCTGGAGGTGATCACCTCTTCAGTGGGGCTCAGGGTGTCGAAAAACGGCACGCGGACCCGAGTGCCACCGGCACGGGCATCGAGTGCGCTGTTGCGCTGGATAATGCCGGCGCGAATGAACGCCGACTGCTCAAAAATGCGCTCCGAGGTGTAGCTGAGAAACTCGGGGCGGGTGATCAGGTTGGACAGGAAGGTCCCGCCCATGTTCTGTTGTGCCATTGCTCTGAAATGCGGGGTTTACCGTGAATTACCCGCGACCTGCTTGAGCCTTAAGAGCCTTCGCAAGGTCTGGGTTTTCTGCTTCCAACCTCATTGCTTCCGTCAAGTTGAAGGTTTCTTGCTTGTACGGATTGACGACTCCAGGAAGGCCATTGGCACTAGGGCCACTGCCCATTCCCATCGCTCCAGAACTGCGGAAGTGATGCTCCCAGCCGGAGCCGGGATTGCGGAGCTGCGTCAGATAAGCGTTCAGCGGTTGTTCGATGCCGTTGACGATGACCGCAGGGCCGCCATCACTGCCTCGTAGCTGGTGTTGCAGCAACCCATAAAGCTGTTCGGGGGCTAAAGCGTTGGCCTGACCGATCTGTTGGATCGCTTGGGCCCTTAAACGCTCAGCACTTGCTTCGGCATCCTTGGCCTGAAGCGCTGCTTCAAGCTCTCCGATCCGTTGCTGAAGGCGGGCATTGTCTGCGTTCGCCTCCTCCCACAGCTTCTTGTACTCACCGCTGGCGGCAAGCTGTTGCTGTTTGCCTGACTTCAGTTCCGTCTCACGTTCCCGTAGGGCTCGTTCCAATTCCCCAAGCCGTTCGTTCAGCTTGCGGTTGGCCTCGCCTTTGCTGAGATTGTCCTGCTGAACAAGCTCAAGTTTTCGGCGTAGAGCACCTGCGTCATCGGAGCCGGTGGTCGCTTCGGGTTGCTGATTCACGGAATCAACCTGTTCCCCCGCTGAGGGAACACCCATGACTTCATCAGTCATGCAATGAGGTGAAACTACACCCGAGATTGCCTTTACTTACGACAATTCAGGGATAAGAACGCAGCGGCAACGGGGGTGCAATGGAGGTGGGCCTTGAGGGAAGTCCTCTGGGGCAGCTTCACGTCGTCTGTGCAGTGGTCGGCACACGGGACAGGTGCGTGGGTCTAACACCGCGTTCCAACGCCATTGCAGTAGCTGCGGTGAGGTAGGCGTTTGGGCAGCGGCTACCGCCGCACGATCAATCGCTGGTTGCACCGTGCTCCATAGCGCTGCAGCCACAATCGACTGCACTCGATCTCGCCACGCATTGGCAACCGTGCCCTTAGACGCAACCGGCACCTGACGGCCAACGCTTGTGCGCACACCAATCACCTTTGCGGCCACCTGTTCGACAGGAGGGTCCGTAAAAAACATCCCGACCACACTCCGCTCTAAGAGCTGCAGTAGCTGCAAGACAAACGGACTCAACCCCGTGCGTGGGTTGCGCACAAACAGTCCTGACACTGGGACTCCCACAACACGGGTGGTGTCCAATACCTCCGAAAGGGGCCTTGGCACCACTGCCCCAACAGGAAGCTTGAAATAGCGCCTAGCTACGTCGCTCACCAACAGCTCGGATGCTGCCAGTCGGTTGTGTAGGCGCTGTGCAAACAAGTCGTTGATGCCCAGCAGCTCCAGCGTGATCTGGGTCCGCAGCTGACGCCAACGCATGTAGCGCTCTAGCCGTTCTGCAGGTAGTTCCCTGAGCAGCAGAGCGTAAATACGCAACGCAAGCTCAAACAGCACGTCACGGGATTCCTCATCGTTGAGGTCCTCCTGCTGTGTGATCGCCTGCGCCAGTTCGCGCAGGTATTCATCCGGTGTCATCAGCTGGCGTTACGGCCAGGACGAAGCGGTGTTGGCAGCGTCTGACTGTCGAGCGACTCGCCTTGGCCAGCGTTGTCGGCTGGTGTTTGGAACGCCATGTCGGGGCCGTCCATCGACAGTCGCTCCATAGCCTGCTGCTCCTGCAGGCGCTCGGCCGTCAAGCTCAGCTCCTCGTCCAGGCTGATGGTGGGCGGGAGCACCTCGCCGTCCTGCAGGATCTTCAGCAGCGTCTGCTGGCTAATCGCGTTCTGCATGTAGAGCTGCAGGTACGCCGTGATCTGGTTGCCGTCAATCAGACGGTTCTCGTAGTCACGCGGGATGCTCACTGTGGGTGGCTCGATACCCACGTACTCCGACGCCAGCTCAAAGATCTGAGCGATGGTGCGCTCAAGATCACCGCTGATCACCGCCATGATCGAGTCGCTGTCGATGCGGTCGATCCGGCGAGCCTCAGCAGCAGCGTTGGTCAGGTTGGCCTGGCTCAGCGTGTTCACCCCCAGCCGGCCGATCTGATCCTCTAGCTCCTTAAGGCACTTCAGCTGGCTATCAAATGCCTCGCTGGTGGGTTGCACATACTCCGCACCACCATCAGGGGGGAGCAACAGCGCTGTGTTGACGCTGATGCCGAGCGGTGTGTCGCTATCGGGGTCAAAGCCACGCAGCACCAACATCGGGTTTGCACCGACGTGGATGGCGTGGTGGAAGTCGCAGAAGCGCTGGGCGTAGGCGATGCACAGATACGCCACCTCCATCAGCGGTGGCACGCTCAGCAAGTTGCCGGTGCGGTTGCTGTAGACCGTCACCATTGGGATCCGGTTCAGGCTCGTCCGGCCCTGCTTCTCTAACTCCCACTTGGGCGCAGTCGTCAGGCCCGTGGTGGCAGGCGTACGCCAGATCTCATAACGACCGGGCTCCATCACGCGGATCTGATCAACGAGTTCCTCTCCATAGGCCCCTTTGCTCGTCACCACCCGCTCCTTGATCCGCACCTGGGCCAGATCACTGCTGGTGCTGTCGTTGGTGGTGCGCCAACCCAACACTTGGTTGGGAGCAATCGGCACCAGATACGGCTTACGGCGTAGACGACGCTCCTCCGCCAACGTCCGAGCTGTGGTGTCGTTGGCGTAGTCCACCACCGTGCTGCTGTGCCCGTACAGCAACGCGGTCACCAGCTGACGCCTGGCGTACTCATTCAGGGTGGTGCCATCACCGGTTACGTCCTTCGTCCACTCCTCCCAATACTCATCGCCCTCAACCTGGATGCCCTTACGAAGAATGATCCCCGCCGCCTGAGATGCCAGACGATTGAGAAATGGGGGCATCGTGGCGTGGAAAATCCGACGCTCGTAGCTGTCCTTTGCTTCGCTGGGTTCACGCGGAATCAGCTTCTCAGCGTTGGCACGCAGCACACGGGTGCCGCCAACACACACGTCAATCGGCTCCCAGTTCGGGATCATCTGCAGCACTGCGCTGCTGATCACACTCGGGTCTTCGCTACTGCCGTACTGCAAAGGCAGCGGCGCTGGCGATACAACACGCTCGGGGTAGGTGCTGTTATCGGCCACTGCTATGCCAGATCAGAGTCGTCATCTAGATTTCCGCCACCCTTAAATAACTGTTCTGGTGGCGTAGTTCGGGTCGCTCTCGTCCAGCACGTGAACCTCGGGGCCAAAACCCGTCGCCAATAGCTCCTCGCTAATCCCCTCCTGGGGTAGGTGCTCACGCTTGGCCACGCGCTCGGCGTCCATTGCCTCAAGTGAGGCCAGCCAGCTGTCCAGTGACTCTCTGGAAGGGATTCCCTTTGGCACCTTCAGGAAGCGACGTAGCTCCTTGAGGTCGCGGATGAAGACACTCGCTCCACCGGAGTAGGCGATGAAATACCGGCCGTTCCAGTCGCGGCCGGTCTCGATGTTCTGGTGCGGGCTGAGGTGCAGCCGGTCGCGTTTTGCCATCAGTAGGTGCGGAAAGAGCTGCCACCAGTTGCCCAACGGCGTAGTGGCGCCAAGTACGTGATTCCGTAGCCCAAGGCATCCACAGGGCCAGAGATGTCATCTATCCCGCCAATCCCCTTAGTGGGCTTCCCCGACTTGTCAAAGGTCTGCTGCTCCAACGACTTGATTAGGTATTTGCACTTGTTGTGGACCTTGAGGCGGTCAGCCAGCAGCAATACGTTCACCGCGTTCACCCGGTCAGCAATCTGGGGGTTGGCGCTCTGGGTCTTCACCACAAACCCGCCCTTCTTCAGCAGAGAGAGGTCGGACTCGGCAGCGTTGGTGGTGGTGCGCTGTCTTGATGCAGCATCTGGGATCACCACTAGATCACCGCGCTCTACATAGGGGGCATAGGTCTCCTTCAACAGCTTCACCACCGCGGGGGTGTCCTTGGGGTGGTGCTCGGCCACCACATGAAACTCGTCGCCGCGGCGGACCATCACCTCACAAAAACAGGCCCCAACGTTAAAATCAACCGATACAAATACACGATCCTCTGGGGTGATCTCCGTGTCGCACCAGTGGCGGTCCCTGTCGAAGGGGTGGTAAACCGTGGTGTTGGCGAGATTGGTAAACTCGCCCTCGATATAACTGGCAACCAGCTGACTATCATAGTTTTGATATAACGAGTCAACGAAGCCAGGGGGGAGGTGTGGGTTGTCCGTCGTCTTGGCTTTAATCAATCTTCGGTCAGGATTGTCGCCCTGCTCAACGAAGGTGCGGTAGAGATACTTATAGCCTTCTGGTGTAGAAGCCAGTGCCAGTTGGGGTTTCTGGCCGCCACGGAGACGGGCTAGCATCATCTCTGCGGCCTTTTGTGCTACCTCCATTGGGGAAGTGTCAATCTCGTCGGCCAAGACAAACGAGAGGTTCTGTCCACGAATACGGTTAAATGTTTCGGTTGCTCTGCACAGCAGCGTTACGGGACCCCGAGGCAAATGTAGGACATATTCGGGTTGGGGAGATACACGAAAGTCGTGCTGGATGTTGTATTCCTCTAGGAATTGGTCGAAAGAACGCATCCAAACATCCCGCAACATGATGTTGGTGGGCTCAAATACCGCTGCCGTGGTGTTTGGGTTGTCCATTCCCAAGAACACGGCCTTGGCGCAGAGGGCAAAGGTCTTGCCAGCACCAAAACCCGCGCAGTAGCCCAGGATTTTGTGGTCCGTGTCGTCCACAAACTCCTTTTGCGGTGGCAAGAGGACCTTGTAAATGCGTTTTCGCAGCGCTTCGTAGCTCTCGCTGCAGCGTGTGCTGGTGCGCTGAGGCTTCTCCAACACCTTCCCGCCCGCGATCACGCTCAGAATCGACATCCAGGGGGAGGTGGGCTACTTATCCAAGTTAGCGGCAGCCAATAGAAAGCCCCGCAGAGCGGGGCAGGGTCCCTCGGCTTTCACAGCCCCCACCACGGGGCCAAC